TCAATCCCGCGCGGGAATCCGCTCGGCAGGCGCATCGTCCACCCCTAGGGCATACGGCTCGAAGTCACAGACCGGAATGCCTGCCCAGGTGTTGAGTCCATGCTTGATGCGCACCTGCAGGGGCACTAGCTCATTGCGTGCGAACACCTTGGCGGCCTTTTCCACGTCACCAAAGCCGCCAGCATTGTTGGGCATCATGCCCATGAGCTGGGGCGGCACCCGATGGGCGGCCAGAATGTCGTCGCGGCTGGAATTCTTGATGTTCAGGAAGTCGTCTTTGGCCGCCACCTCGCTGATGGGGATCAGCTTGATGCCGTCCGTCTTACCGTTCGGGGCGTAGTAGAAGAGATTCTTGAAGTTACCGCCCCCCTTGGTTTTGACAAGCTGGGATCGCATGGCGTCAATGTCTTCCTGATTCTGAGCGGGATCGGTCACGTACAGGATGAAGCCCGCGTGCGAGCCGTTGGCGTAGTAACGTCGGCGAAACAGCGTAGCGGCTTCATTCAGGAAGGCCGACTGCAGGGCGCCCAGGTACTGCGGAAGGCCGTACACCTCTTGATGCAGGTCGGGTTCGCGCAGGTGGAACACCTTGCCGCGCGGAAATTCGTGCTCGCGCGCATAGTCTTCAAGAAAAAAGTACGTATCAAGATCCACGCCGCGCCGCGTGTATTTGCCGAGGGAGTGGCGCAGCTCAAGCACCTGATTGCTGCGGCTGTCGCGCCGTTCAAGGAAGCCATTGCCCAGCACCAGATAATCCAGCGCGAAGGCCTGGAATGTGTCAGCGCTGAGCCAGCGGCTAGGCTTGAAGGTGCTTGTCAGTACATTGACCTTAAAGCGTAAGGCACTCTCATGATGGGCGCCCACGCGCAGGGTGCGGGCCAGCTCGCCGAAGTCCACGGGCGGATCGTAATAGCGGCCATTGTTCATGCACTCTGCATATTCCATGATCGCGGCCCGGCCGCCAATGACTGGCTCTGGCTCGCCAAAGGAGAACATCTGCGGGCCAGCACCGGGGGCAGCTTCGTCGGATGTGGCAATGGTCGGCGCTTCGGTGGTGCTCATTCGGATACCTCAAAAAATGATGTGGTTTGCGTGGTGGCCAGACCGGTGCCCTCTTCCAGAGGCTCATGAGAGATGGCGTGCATCGCTGCCCAGGCCAGGTCACCGTGGCCGGTTTCCGTGCTGCGGCCGGCGGTATAGGTCACACTGCGGCCGCTGGCTGTCAGCTCACGCTTGACGGCCATAAAGGCTGCGGCCAGATCCTTGTCGCCTGCGTCAAACTCAAGACGGCCGGCGCGCATGACGGCCTGGGCTTTGAGCACCAGCATGGTTTTGGCCTCTAGGCTGTAATGCAGGCCGCGCACGGCCGGGAAGAACTTGCGCACCAGCTGATAGACGCCGTTGCCCAGGCCGGTAATGTCGATGGTCATTTTTTCGACGCTGTAGGAGTCGCAGACCTTCTTGATAGCGGCGGCCTGGGCCTCGAAGTCAACGCCGTGCAGCTGCAGCTTGTAGAGAATGCGGAACTTGCCGCCCGGCTTGTCGGGTGGTGCCAGCACCACCAGCGCAGCCTTGTCGCCGGTAAGGCTTGGGTCATAGCCAACCCACACGCGCTTGTAGCCGAAAGGGCGCTGTGCAAATGCCTTGAAGTCCTTGTGCCAAGCATCCCAGCTGTCAACCATGCACCGCTGCAGGACGGACAGCGGGAACACTGCAAGCGCATCATCAACAAACTGGCACATGTAGAGGTTGTTGAAAACGTCCTCTGACTTGGTAAGCCGCAAGTTCGCAATATCGAACAAATCGCAGCCGCCGCGCTCGGCGTCTTCCACCGTGACGATATGCCGCCAGATCCCGTCCGCACCACGGGAACCATGGGCCAGGGCCGCATGCGAAATGTCAATCTTGAGTTTGCGGTCTTCAATGTGCGAGCCATCCCACAGCGAATAAGCCTGGTGGGTGAGACTGGATGGCGTGCTGAAATACGTGATGTGCCATTTCTTATGTGACGACATGCCGCTGGCCACGTTATTCAGCTCTGTAAAGTTGTGCGTCCAGAAATACTCGTCAAAGTACAGATTGCCGTGGTAGCTCTGTGCGGTCTTGCTGTTTGTGCCCAGGAAATAGAACGTGGCGCCATTTGGCAATATGATCGGGTCGCCCGTCAGCGTGACGCCCGTAACCTCTTTGACAAACGACGTGATGTAGTGGCGAAACACATAGGCCTGAGCGCGGCTGGCGGACAGGAAAATCTGATTCCGGCCAGTCTCCAGCGCATCAATCAGTGCCTCGCGTGCGAAATACCAAGTCGCGCCGATCTGACGGGATTTCAGGATCTGGCGCGTGCGCTCGCCGATGTTGTCCCACCACACGCGCTGATAGTCGAACAGCGAATCAAGGAATGCGTCCTTGAGTTTCTGCACATCCTCAGGCGATAGGGAATTCTTTGTGGGCTTCTTCTTCGGCCCCGCATTACGCGCCTCGATGTTGGGATTTAGGTCGGCTTCACGGCCGCTGCGCTCGTACCTGTGGATGCGTGCCAGTCGCTCTATCTGGCGTCCCAAAAGATCAATCTCTCGGCAGTCCTCGCCGGTCTTCTTTTCCTTATTGATGAGCTTGATAAGGCGGGCTTCGATAGTGCCTTCCACGCGCTGCGTGGGCGCAGCATCGTCCCAGCCGTCCGCCTTGTGCCAGCCGTACAGCGTGGTGCGCGGAATCTTCAAGTGCTCGGCAATGTGCGTCAGCCGCCAGCCGCTCCAGAACAGCCCGCGTGCTTCAAGGCGCAGGCCGGCGGCCATGTCCAAGGCTCGGGCCTGTTGGGGTGTCGCTGTCGGTGCGGCCTGGGCTGCATCGACGTGATCGAGGGGAAACGGAAAAGGGTTAGCAGCGCCCGCGCCTTTGCGCGGCTTGGGGTGCTTGGCCACCGCCTTCAAAGCGGCGCTTCGACGGCGCGGCTTGGGCTTCTGCAGTTCCTTCGGTTCTGGGAGTTTCATACCCTGCAGTGTGGTCCGCGCGCGCGCGAAAAGCAGCGGTCAGAAAATGTGATTCAGCCAGCCACAGCATGCGCTGATTGCTACAAAAACAGGGGATGACGAACATAGGCGGTAGATCAACTTTCATCACCGAGACCACCGCCATGAGCAAGCCATTCAGCAAGGAAAAACAGCCCACGTTCACCCGCGTTGCCGTGGAGGGTGCGACGGTTGACGGCCGCACCATTCAGCGTGTGTGGCTGACCCAGGCCGCCAAGAACTACGACCCCGAGGTTAAGGGGGCGCGCATCTGGGTCGAACACATGCGCAGCGTTTGGTCTGACAGCCCTTTCTCGGCCCAGGGCGATGTGGTGGCCCTCAAGGCCGAAGAAATCAAGACTGGCAAGCTCGCCGGCAAGATGGCCCTGTACGCAGCCATCAAGCCGCTGCCCGACCTGGTGGAAATGAACAAAAGGGGCAAGAAGGTCTATTCCAGCATCGAGGTGGAACCCAAGTTCGCCGACACCGGTGAGGCTTATCTCACGGGCCTGGCGGTCACTGATGACCCGGCCAGCCTGGGCGTCGAAATGCTGAAATTCAGCGCCAAGCGCGATGAAAGCAAATTCTCTTCGGAGCCTCTGGAAACCACCCTTGAATTCGGCGCCGAGGACGAAGACGAAGACAACGAAGACGAAGGCACCCGCTCCGAAAGCGCCGGCCTGCTGTCCAAGCTGCTGGGCAAGTTCCGCCGCATCAACGGCCGCCAGTCTGATTCAGAAAAGTTCAACGCCGAAGCCGCCGAAGTGCTTGGCGTCATGGCCGAAACCATCGAGGAGCTGCAGGAAACCGTGGCGACACAGGAAAAGCAGTTGGCCAAGTACCGCAAGCAGCTCGACAAGCAGCAGCAGGATTTCACGGCCTTCCGTCGGCAGATGGATGAAACCGACGCCGACCCCAAGGAACGCAGCCCGTCCACTGGCGCCAACGCTGACGCCGCCGACTGCTAATCCTCAACCAGTCACGCTCCACCAGACCAATTCCAGAAGGGAAACCGCAACATGCGCAACGATACCCGCGCCCGCTTCAACACCTATGTGAGCGGCCTGGCCGCCGCCAATGGCATTGGCGATGCCGCCAAAAAATTCGCAGTCACGCCCAGCGTGCAACAGACTCTGGAAACCAAGATTCAGCAGTCCAGCGATTTCCTCAAGCGAATCAACATCGTTCCCGTCAACGAAATGATGGGCCAGAAAGTCGGCCTGGGCGTGGCTGGCCCCATTGCCAGCCGCACCAAAACGGCGGGTGCCAATGCCAAACCGCGCACCACAAAGGACATCAGCGTGCTGGATGAAACCGGCTACCTGTGCGCGCAGACCAACTACGACACGCACATTCTCTATAACAAGCTGGACATCTGGGCCAAGTTCCCCGACTTCAAGAATCGCTTGTCTGGCGCCCGCATCCAACGCTGCGCGCTGGACCGCATCATGATTGGCTTCAACGGCTTGAATGCCGCTGCTGAAACCGACATTGCGAACTACCCACTGCTGCAGGACGTCAACAAGGGATGGCTGCAGAACCTGCGTGAGTTTGCCCCAGCGCGCGTCATGCATGAAGGTGTTGCCGGCAGTGGCAAGATCAAGGTCGGCGGCACCGGCTCTGACTACAAGACCCTGGACGGTCTGGTGTGGGATGCCCACCAAACCCTGCTGGATGAATGGCACGCGGAAAGCGGCGACCTTGTGGCCATCGTGGGCCGTGGTCTGATGCACGACAAACTGTTTCCGCTGGTGGACGGCCAGGATGCACCGACCGAGCAGCTGGCGGCCGGAATCATCGTCAGCCAAATGCGCTTGGGCAAGCTGCCGGCAATCAAGGTGCCTTTCATGGTTCCGAATGGTGTGCTCGTTACCAGCTTCGACAACCTTTCCATCTACTACCAAGAATCCGCCCGCCGCATGCATGTCAAGGAGGCGCCGGAATGGGATCGTGTGGAAACCTATGAATCGTCGAATGACGCTTTCGTGATCGAGGATCTGGGCAAGGCCTGCCTGGTGGAAAACATCGAACTCGCCGAGTAAGGCGCAACGGTCAGTGAATAGCGGCCGGCGTGCCGGTCCGCTCTTCGCTGAATCCGACAGCACGCGGGGACACCATGAAGCAATCACCAGCACAGCGCCATAAGTTGCGTGTACTGGCCGAAGTACAGGCCAGAGCCGCAGCAGCGCACAACGCCTTCGGCGAAACCCAAGGCACTGCCTACGAGTTGCAGATGGCGCAACTCTATGAATTTAAAAAACGCCTCAAGGACATGCAATCCATGGAAGGCAAGGCCAAGTTGAAAGCGACCATGTTGCCGGAAATGGCCCCCTATCTGGACGGTGTGTTAGCCGCCAATGCAGGCACCCAGGATGAAGTGCTGATGACGGCGCTGATCTGGAGCATCGACGCCGGCGAATACCGCCGCGCGCTGCAGTTGGCCGAATACGCATTGCGCCACAACCTCAGGATGCCCGACCAGTACCAGCGCACCTTGGCCACCGCATTGCAGGACGAATTTGCCGACGCCGTGCTGACTGGCGCCCTGGTGGGCGATGAAGCCATGGACATTGCCGGCCAGGTGCTGCAGCTGACCGAAGCGCTGGACAGCCACGATCAAGCCAAGGCCAAACTCTACAAAGCGGGCGGCTATGCCCTGCTGGGCAAGACCAAGACCAACGGCGCCGACTTCAAGAAAGTCAAGCTAGACGCTTGCCAAAAGGCGCTTCCACTTCTACGCCAGGCCATGGCCTTGTTTGAAGGCATCGGCGTGAAAAAAGACATCGAGCGACTGGAACAACGCTTGAAGGCTGCGGGCCTTGCGTTGACTCAGGAGCCGTAACCGAGCGTACCCCCGCGCCGTGGCGGCCCCAGGGCAACAGCACTGCACAGCAGCTGCTGCACGCCCTGGGACCACCGCCACACCTTGCGGGTGATAGCCCCCCTCACAGCGAACCAGCACCCAAGTCATGAATGGATTTGTCGTCACTGCCACCCCTCCAGCAAAGACCGAAGAACCGACCGTTATCAATGACGGCTGGTTCCCGGACATGGAACCGGCCAGGGTGCGCGATGTATGCCGCCTGGACGGCACCGTCACTCCAGCTCGGCTGCGCCCCGCACTAGTGGACGCCATGCTGAGCGTGAATGCAGAGCTGCAGGGCTTCAAGGCTACGCAGACGGAAGCAGGTCACGCCACGCTGGCCGCCGTCCCTGCGGCCATGTTGGACGGTAAGAGCGCCAAGCTGCTGCAGTACATGCGAGCCGTCCACTACTGCCTGATGGCCGACCTGGCCGAGGCCTACCGGAATATGTCCAACCTGCCCGACAGCTCGGGCAAGGCCGGGCATGTGCTGGAGCGCCTAACGGTGGAGATAGACGAACACCGGCGCAAGCAGCGCTGGGCTATCGCAGACCTCAAGGGTGCACGCCGCTGCATCGTGGAGCTGCTCTAGCCATGGCTACCCAGATCCGCACCATGCAAGGCGAAACGGTCGATGCGCTGTGCTGGCGCCACTACGGCCGAACCCTGGGCATGACTGAGGCCGTATTGCGTGCAAACCCAGGAATGGCAGCGCTAGGCCTGGTGCTGCCGCAGGGGATGCTGGTTGATATGCCGGATCTGCCAACGCCCCAACCCAAGCCCATTGTTCAACTCTGGGACTGACCACCGATTTCAAACCCACCACAAGGCAAAGCCCTATGTCCGAACCCACCTCTGCTGTCGGCACTTTCGCGGGCTACAAGCTCGCACTTTTCTCCCTGCCCGTCATTGCCAGCTTGATCGCCTTTTGGCTTGGCCTGCGCTTTGTACCGCTGCGCACCAACGACCCGCGCGGCGACCTTATCAATCGCGTCATGGCCTGCGTGGTCAGCAGCTTTGTGATCGGCGTGCCTGCCCTGGTGCTGCTCATTCAGCACTGGCCAAGCGCATTTGAGGCCGGCATGCGCCTGGCTGAGTTGGCAGCACTGCCGACCATTGCCGGTTTCTTCGCTGTCACGGGTTGCGTGCTGATTGTTTGCTCTATCCCTGGCCCCTGGATCGTTGCTGCCGTCTTCCTTTGGCTGCAACGCAGCGAAGGCAAAGACATTGCGGAAATGGCAGATCAGGTGCGCGGCGATTTCACAGGCCGCAATGCAGCTCAGAAAAAGGGAGAAGTGCGATGAGTGCGACCCAATACATCGAAGACCTGATGAAGCGTGAGGGCGGCTATGCCAACAACCCCAAGGATTCAGGCGGTGAGACGAATTACGGCATCACCATCGCCACGGCCCGCGCCTACGGCTACACCGGCCCCATGCGCGACCTGCCCTACTCCACCGCCCAGAACATCTATCTGCGCAGGTACTGGGTGGAACCCAATTTCTACAAGATCAACGAAATCTATCCGGCCCTGGCTGAATCGCTGTTGGACTTCGGCGTGCTGGCTGGCCAGCGCACTGCCGCGGCTCAGCTGCAGAGGGTGCTGAATGTGCTCAACCGTCAGCAAAAGGACTATGACGATCTGGAGGATGACGGCCGAATCGGCACCATCACCCTGTCCGCGCTGCGCACATTCCTGCAAAAGCGCGGCCGTGAAGGTGGTGCCGTGCTGTTCGCAATGGTGGCATCCCGTCAATCGGTCTATCTGCAGGAGCTGGCAGAGCGCCGTCCCAAGGATGAAGAGTTTGAGTATGGATGGCAGCGCAATCGTGCTCTCGATCCATTCATCAGCGGCAAAGACTTCTGGCCCGAATGACACCCGCCGCCATCTTCCAGACCCTGGCCAAGCTGGTGCTGCCGCTGGCCGTCCTAGCCCTGCTCTACGCCGTGGATCAGCGGGCGGACCAGCGCGGCTTTGACCGCGCCACGGCCCAGGCCCGGCGGTCCGAGATTGACCGCCTGGCATTTGCCATCGAGCGCAGCAGCCAACTGGCCACCCAGATTGGCCAGATCCTTGACAACAACCAAAAGGAGAAAGCCGATGCAGCGCAAAAAATGGACCGCCTTATCGGTGATTTGCGCAGCGGTGCTTTGCGGCTGTCAATCCGCACCACAAGCCAAGACAGCAGCAATCACGGTGCCGCCTCTGGGGCTGACCAAGCGAGAGCCGACATTGACCCGGCAGATGCTGCAGCTCTTGTCCGCATCACCAATGCAGGCGACGACGCAATCCGCGACCTCAACACCTGTATCGACGGATACAACGCAGTAAGAAGCCAGACCGAGGCCAGCCATGCGCAAGCCGATTGACCTACGCCAGCACCTGACGGCCGCCATACCTGACCTGCAGCGCGACCCCGAACGCCTTGTGATGACAGTCACAGGCGGACAGCTGCAGGCGACGGCCAACAGCAAGTTGGCTTGGTGCTACGCCTACACCCTGCGCATGATTTTTTTGGATTGGACGCTGCATTCCGATGTAATCATGGCGCCGCTGCTGGTGTGGCTGCACCAGCATCAGAATGAGCTGCTGGCCAACCCCGACAAAAAGGGCATTCGATTTGAGGCCGAATACCTCAACACCGAATCCATGGATCTGGTCATCTATCTGGATCTGACCGAGCGCGTGATTGCCAAGGAACGCGCCGAGCCGGCCGGATCTATGGATCTGGTTCATTTTGATGACACGCCACCCATGTTCATGCCCATGCGTGAGCGGTGGCGCGTCTTCATCAAGGGTGAGCAGGTGGCTGAGTGGGAATATGCCCCGAGCCAGCCACCGGGCAGCGTAGCGCCCACGCCGTAATCCATGGCTGACGATCTCAAAAGCCTGGAACATTGGCTGACGCCATTGCTGCACCGGCTGCAGCCAGGCGAGCGCCGCAAGCTGGCCAGAGAAGTTGCGCGGCTAGTGCGCGCGGCCAACCAAAAGACCATGGCCGCCCAGACTGGCCCGGAGGGCGGCGCCTGGCAACCCCGCAAGAATCGAAGCCGCGACGAACGGGGGAAACTGCGTCAAGGGCCGATGTTCCGCAAGCTGCGCACAGCGCGATACCTCAAGGCTCTCGCATTCTCCGATGCTGCCGTGGTGCAGTTCATGGGGCGGGCTGAGCGCCTGGCCACAGTTCACCATTTTGGTTTGCGCGACTATGTGAACCCCGGCGGCGCGCAATACGACTACCCCGAGCGCCCATTGCTCGGCATCACGCCGGCACAGATTGAACAGCTGCGCGATGTGATGCTGGCCCACATTGCCGGGGCTTCGTGATGTAGTCTCACTCGCCACAGGCGCGCGCGCTGGCGCATGCGCGTAGGCCTGGGCAACATCGTCGGCATGTCCCTAGATATGCCCGACCAAAGCCCCACAGAGCAATTGCGCATGATGGCCAACATCGTGCGCACGGGCCGCATTGACTCCGTGAACGTGCAGACCGCTCGCTGCCGTGTGCGCACCGGCGAGCTGCTGACCGATTGGCTGCCATGGATCACGCTGGCCGCCGGCGGCGCTGACAAGGCCCGCCACTGGCGAGCGCCGTCCATCAATGAAGAATGCGTGCTGCTGGCCCCAGGCGGCGACCTGGCCCAAGCCCTGGTGCTGCCCGGCCTGTTCTGTGCCGATATGCCGCAGAACGCGGCGGCCGAGGATGTGGAGCGTCACGATCTCAGCAGCACCGACTACTGGGAGCACAACCGAAGTGCCGGTGAACTGACCTTCAACATCGCAGAAAAGATCACCCTGCGTGTGGGCAGCTCTACGCTGACCATTACCCCTGACGGTGCCACGCTAAAAACGGATCTTCACACCGTAGACGCCCCATCGACCAAATTCACCGGGAATGTGTCCATCGCTGGTGGCCTGGGTGTAGACGGGACGGCGGCCGGCGGTGGCACGTCACGCATTCGCGGCAACTTCGACATTGAGGGCGGCGCGCTCACGCACAACGGCACCAACATCAGCAGCACGCACAGGCACCAAGATAGCCACGGCGGCACCACCGGAGGGCCGCAGTAATGATGAGCCGTATCACCGGGCGGCGACTGACGCCCATCGAGCACCTGCATCAGTCTGTAGAAATTATCCTGACGACGTTTCTGGCTTCGCGTCTGGCTCGCCGCACTTTCGGCAGCTTGATGCCTGGGCTGATCGACGCACCAGACAACGCACTGACGCGCATTCGCTGCTATTCGGCCATTGCCTCGGCCATCATGAACTGGGAGCCACGTTTGCGCGTGACCCGCGTGCTGATGGAATCGGGCGCAGAGCCTGGCCAAGCCATCATCACGCTGGAAGGTGAGTTTCGTCCCACTGGTGGGCGCGTCAGCTTTTCGACGGCACTACAGCTGCGAGGTGCCGCATGAGCAATGCCCAGATCATCGATATGAGCAAGCTCCCGGCGCCCCAGGTGGTGGTGGTGCCGGACTTTGAAGCCATTCTTTCCGAGCTGAAAGCGGATCTTTTGGCGGCTATGCCTGAGCAATACCGCGCAGATGTTGCCGAAACCCTGGGCCTTGAGTCCGAACCCCTGACGATATGGCTGCAGCGACTCGCCTATCAGCTGGTGTCAGAGCGCAGCAATCGCAATGACTCCGTGCATGCAGTGATGCTGGCCTACGCCCAGAAAAGCGACTTAGACCAGCTCGCTGTGTTCTTTGGGGTGCAGCGCCTGGAAATCAAGCCCGCCGTTCCCGATGCAGTACCGCCCATCGAGGCGGAAATGGAGAGTGACGAAGAATTCCGCGCGCGCATCCAGATGGCACCACGCGGCTACAGCGTTGCCGGGCCTGCCGGCGCCTATGTCTTTCACGCACGCAGCGCAGACGGCCAGGTGCTGGATGCCGCAGCTACCAGTCCCACGCCTGGCACGGTGGTGGTCTCGGTGCTCTCCCGTGATGGAAGCGGCATTCCGAATCAAGCTCTCCTGAACAAGGTAGCCACTGCAGTCAATGCAGAGGATGTGCGACCGCTGACCGATGAAGTCCTGGTGCAGGCGGCAGGCATCGTCAATTACCAGATCACTGGCAAGGTGTACACCCTGCCTGGCCCTGATTCATCCAGTGTGCTGGCCACATCACTGCAGCGCGTGCGCGACTACGCAGACGGCATGCACAGGATCGGCCGGCGCCCCACGCTGTCGGGGATCTATGCGGCGCTGCATATCGAAGGCGTGGCGCGCGTAGAGCTGACAAGCCCAGCTGCAGACGTTGCCGTCGGCAGTACGCAAGCCAGCTGGTGCACGGCCATCAATGTGACATATGGGGGCACGATTGACTAAGACCCTGTTGCCGCCCAATGCCTCGGCGCTGGATAGAGCGGCCGAGGTGGTCATTGACCGCCATTTGTCGGCTATCCCGCAGCCGCATCGTGCGCAGTGGAACCCCGACACCTGCCCCATGGAGACATTGCCATGGCTGGCTTGGCAGATGGGTGTGGAGGCCTGGCGCAGTGAATGGCCGGAAAACATCAAGCGGGCCATTGTCCGTAACGCCATTCAGGTGCAACGCCAGCGCGGAACCATCAAGAGCGTGCGCGATACCGTGGAAAGTTTCGGTGGAGCTATCTCCATCCGGGAATGGTGGCAGACAGCCCCTCGCGGGACGCCTCATACCTTTGAGCTGGTGCTGACCATGAGCGGGCCAGGCGGCGAGCAAGCCTCGGCCGCATTCGTGGATGACGTGATTGCAGAAGTCTCGCGCGTCAAACCGGCCCGATCCCATTTCACGTTTGTGCAGGGCATTACGGCCTTTGCTTCATTGAAACCTGCGGCCGTGGGGCGCCCCGTTGCTTATGCGCGCCTCGATATGGAAGTGCTGTAAACAATATGGCTGGAATCATCTTCAAACTTACCGATGCTGGGCGTCAGGCGCTGGTCAACGCACAGCAAAACGGAACACAAGCGCGAACGCTAGTCAGTGTGGGCGTCACGACGGTGGCCTTTACGCCTACCCCGCTGCTTTCTGCGGTGCCCAATGAACTCAAGCGCCTGGCGGCCATTGCCGGCGACGTGGTTGCCAAGGACACCATTCACGTCACTATCCGCGACGATGGCACCGGCACTTACTCCGTCCGAGGCCTTGGGCTATATCTCGACAATGGGGTGCTGCTCGGAACCTACAGCCAGCCCGCCGTTATCGTTGAAAAGTCCGCAAATTCCATCCTCTTGCTTGCGACCGACCTGCGCGTGATGGATGGCGGCGTGGACATCAGCACGCTGAATTTCGGTGAAACCAATTTCATTAACCCACCGGCGACAACAGACCGCCAGGGTGTTGTGGAGCTGGCCACGCTGCCAGAAACCGCGACAGGCACCGATGCCGTCCGAGCTGTGACCCCGGCAGGGATCAAGCCGCTACTCGATAGCAAGCAGCCGATAGATGCCACATTGACCGCATTGGCGGGTATTAACACCGCTGCCGATCGGTTGATCTATGCGACGGGGGCCGATCAGTTTGCAGTCACACCGCTGACAGCGTTCATTCGCACCTTGCTGGATGACGCTGACGCGGCAGCGGCCCGCAACACCCTGGGCGCGGCCCCGCTTGCATCCCCAGGC